TGTATATGATAAAAAGTATCCTGAAAAAGTACAGGGACTATTTGATCTGGCATCGATGTCAATTCTTTTTTTGATACAAATACTGGTTGGAGCAGGATTAATTACTATGGGAACTTTTTTATGGAGTTACATATCCGGATAACAAAGGAAACAGATATTTTATAATTGCAGATTTGACAGCACATGTATATCAATATTAGGAGGAAAGAATATGGAAAAAGAAAGAACAAATGACGAGGAAGTAAAGTTATTGAAAGAAAAAACGATTGATTTAATTGATAAAATTCCGGATAAGCATCTCGAAAGAACATATAAATTTGTGAAATGCGTAAGTGAAATGAGTTCAAAAAGGTTTGCACTACTTGAAAAATTAACAGGATCGGACATGAAACCAGATATTGCAGAGGAAAAAGCGTATGAAGTGAGCAGAATGTCCGAAGAAGAAGTGGAACAGGAACTGGCAAAACTCAATTAACCATAACTGAAATATGTGCTGCCAAATTTGCAATTATAGATAAGGAGATAAGATAAATGAGAAATAATAATGGTATAGTTTTTGGTAAAAACAATTTTGGGAAAGTAGTAAAAAAAGAAAATGAGGATGGACATGTACTTGTTATTGGATCACCGGCAAGTGGAAAAAGCAACTGCATAGCCGTTCCTACGCTGATAAATTGGAAAAATCGGGCATTTGTTATTGATGTAAAAGGTGAGCTTTTCAGGAAAACAAAAAAGGCAAGAGGCGAAGATACAATAAAAGTATTCAATCCATCAGATATTTCAGCATGTAATTATGATCCCTATTGTATATTAAAAAATAATTTATGTGATTCAGCACATGAGATAGCGGAAAATATTATCCCTTTGACGGAACGTAACAACGCTATAATTAATGTGTCAGAAAAAGCAAGAGATTATTTATGCGGAGCAATCATTTATTTTTATAAAAAAGGAATGGATTTTCCGGAAACAATGATTTCCATTGCCGCACAAACACCTAGAAGCCTTGTTTCTGAAATTATTGAACATAATGACGGTGATGCTATTAGGTATATATCTCAATTTGATTCAATGAGTGATGAAACTGTAGACTATGTGTTTTCAGAAGTATATGCCAATATTTCATCGTTTGCCACTGATAAGATGTTAATAAAAGCATTGAGACGATCAGATAAAAGTATTACACCGGAAGATCTTGAAAACGGTTACGATGTATTTGTTTGCGGACATGTTTATACAAAATTGCAAATGATGATTATCAATCAGTTTTGCAAATTTTTTGAACAAAGAGAAAAAACAGAGCCTATCCTTTTTCTGATGGATGAATTTCAAAATTTCGGCAAAATAGAAAATTTTGCTGCATATCTTGATGTGTTAAATAATGAAAAAATCGAAGTCATGATTTTTATCCATTCTAAAAAGCAGTTAGATGTAATTTACGGAAAAGATCAGGCAGATAAGATATGCAATAATTGCACTTATAAGGTGATTTTGCAGGTATATGATCCAGTAACGCAGAAATGGTGTAGTGAATTAGCCGGAATTTGTGAAAAATTAAGACATAAAAAATTGATGCAGCCAGAGGAATTTGGTGATTTTGAAGATGTGTTTTGTATATTTCCAACAGGTTGTTGTCGCATAAAAAAAATCAAATACTGGGAAGAAGAATTATTTAAAAAAAACTAACACATTGTGGGAAGAAGATAAGGAGGCTATTATGGAGATTATCTTGATTCTGGTTGTGGCTATCGGACTTGTGGTTATTTTCAACACGAAATTTTTTGCATAGGTAGAAGAACTGATCCAATACCTGGAAGATGAAGTTTGCTATATGGAGGAATAAAAATGAACAAAAAAGATGTTTTAGAACTGAAAAGAAGATTAAAAAAAGATGCCTGCACTTTTACGAGGGTGTGTGGCTGCTATGTGGATGCGGACAAGAACAAGGTAA